ACTTATGCTGTTAATCAAGCAAAGTGGAAGTATGCTAGAGAATTTTGTAAGGACAATAGTTTAGAGTTTAAAATCATAACAGAAGATCAACTCTATGGAAGAAGAGTATCAAGAAAGCACAGAAAACAGACTAGAACACGTCGTAAGTGATATTATCGCTATGGGTGATCCAGATGATATGATGCTTGCTATCACTGAAACTCTAACTGATACTGAGATTGTCCCAGATGTAGGAAAGTATTATACTTTCATATATTCACCAAAGACACCTAGAATCAGATATGATCAATTTCCATTGATTGCATGTGTTGGTATCTTTTCATGGGGATTCAGAGGTTTGAACTACCATTGGGGTGGTGAATTTAGAAATTATACATGGAATGAGGTAGTGGGATTCCTACATGTCGCTTATCCATTAGAGGTGAATGACTTACGTTCCATTCCATATCAAAGTTTTAAGATAAATATATAAAAATTGTGTTTATATGGCACTTGTTGTTGCAACTACTTCTCAAGATACCACAGGATGGACGGTTCAAGATGACCCCAATGAATATAGGGGTGATTTTAATGTCAAAAAATTAATTGGAACTGTTCAAACAAATAGAAATTTGATAGTTATAACAAATAAAGCAAATGGTAAACATACTGTCTATGAAGATAATGGTTTGCTAGAAGGTTTAGGTACAGAATTATATTCTTATGATCCAGATGGTAATATAATAAGTATAGGATCTAAAACTGATTTTGATGCCATATTTACTGGACAAAATGCTGCACAGTTTGATACTGTTTTAAAAAACACAAAAGGAGCAACTATAAGTCTATCAAAACAAGCAATACAAAATAATGATGCACAATCAAAAGCAAATCATACTAGGTTAATAAACACCACTGGTTTTAAATCTTTAGGAAAAAATGCTGTAGAAGTAAATCCTAATGACTTCAATGAAGATATACAGGGAGGTGCAAATGTCACTGCTACATCAAATTTACCAAATAGTAGCAAAGAAACTTTTGCAGTGGGTGGAACTCAAGAGTTACTTAGATATCCTCGTCAAAATTTAGAAGCATTTGGATATGATTACATTCAGATTAGAGCATTTGACTATGAACCTAGTGGCATAAAAACTGGAAAATCATTAAAAACAGGTTTTGTAGGAAAAAATAGAAGATTTAAGAGACATTATGAAACTATTCAGTTACCAATGCAACCACAATTATCAGAATCAACATCAGTTGCTTGGGGTGGTGATACATTAAATGATATTCAAGCAAGAGGAGCACAGATAGCACAAGATGCAATTACAACAGCTGGAGATGGAAAAATTGGTGAGGCAGTTAGTAATATAGTTTCTGATACAGGACAAGCAGTAAATGATTTAGTAAAAGATGATGGAACTAAAGCAGCAATTGCTGCATACTTTGCTGGTCAAGCAGTGGGTGCTAATGTATTAGGTCGTTCTACAGGTCAAGTGATTAACCCTAATTTAGAATTACTATTCAGTGGTCCTAATTTAAGAAGTTTCAGTTTTAATTTCACACTCACTCCTAGAGATCCTGAGGAAGCAGGAATAGTTCGTAGAATAGTAAGATCTATGAAAAGAAATATGACTCCCCAAAGATCTTCAGAAAATTTATTTCTAAAAAGTCCTAGAATTTTTCAACTAGAATATATACTTGGTGAGGATAATGAGCAACATCCTTTCATGAATAAGTTCAAACCATGTGCTTGCACTAGTTTTAATGTTAATTATACACCAGATGGATCATATATGACTTATAGAGGAGTTCCCTCAATGACATCATATCAAATAGCAATGACCTTTGGTGAGATTGAACCAATATATGCAGATGAATATGGTGGTCAAAGTGGTTTGACTGATGAGACAGACAATATGGGATTCTAACAATGGCAAAAAAATTTTTTAGATATGTACCAGATTTTGACTATGTAAGTCGTCTTTCAAGGGGACAAAACATATCAGATTATATTAGAGTAAAAAATCTTTTTAAGAGAACCAAGATATCAGAAGTCATATTTAATGATTTAACTTTTTTCACAAAATATCAGGTAATATCAGATGAAAGACCTGATAATGTGGCGTTTAAGGTATATGGTGATTCCAATTTAGATTGGATGATAATGCTTTCTAATAATATAATTAACTTACAACAAGAATGGCCATTAGAGCATAAATCTTATTATGATTTTTTAATCAGTAAATATGGATCAGATGCAGGTATACAAGGAGTTCATCATCATGAAACACAAGAGATAAAAAACTCTGTTGGTAAAGTAATTGTCCCAAAAGGTTTAGAAGTTCAGTCTGATTTTTCTGTAACTTTCTTTGATACTGGAATAAGTCAAGAAGTAACTGTTAGCACTAATACAGTTACTGAAATTACTAATCAAGTTTATGAGGACAGAATTAATGATGAGAAAAGAAATATCAATGTAATTAAACCTAGATTTGTTGGATTAGTAATAGAGGAAATGGAAAGATTAATGAAATATCAAAAAGGAAGCACACAGTATATTTCTAAGGATGTTGTCAAAGGCGAAAACATTAGATTATACGAGTAAAAAAAGTAATAGAGACAAAAAAATACTGGGAAATTTTTTCCCAGTATTTTGGAATTAAAAGGTCAA